GGCAAGGCGGCCCGCGAGCTTCCGGGCATCGTCGATCAGGTCATCAGCATGAGCTTATTTGCTCGCGACGGCGGCGGCTTCCGGCACGGTCCCGAGCACGGCGACATCCGCCGCTTCGTCTGCCGCACCGGCAATCCTTTTGGACTCCCCGCGAAAGACCGCAGCGGCCGTCTCGATGTGACCGAGCCGCCTGATCTCGGCACTCTCATTTCCAAAATCAACGCGACCACCAACAACACCAGCAACAGAGGATAGACCCATGTACGACATGAACGACGCAGAGCCGCAAAAGACTTCCGAACTCATTCCCGACGGGACGTTCGCCAAAGTGGCCATGACGATCCGCAAGGGCGGAATCGACGGAAGCTCCGAAATCGACCGCAGGCTCCTCAAGGCGTCGAATTCAAGCGACGCGCTGATGCTCGATTGCGAATTCACCGTGGTCGAGGGCCCGCACGCCCGGCGCAAATTCTGGCAAATGTTCACGGTGCAGGGCGGCAAGCTCGACGAGCACGGCGTTTCGATCGGCTGGAAGATCTCAAAGAGCAGCTTCCGCGCGATGATCGACAGCGCGCTCGGCATCGATCCCGAGGACATGAGCGAGGCGGCGAAGGCAAAGCGCGTTCTGCGCGGCTTGGCCGATCTCAACGGCATCACCTTTATCGCCAAGATCAAAGTGGAGCCTTCGAGCGATCCCCGTTATGGCGATCAGAACCGGCTCGACCGCGTGGCGCTGCCGAACGAGAAGGAATGGCGCGCGATCATGAACGGCGAGACAGTCGCGCCGAGTCCGAGCCGAAGCAAGGCGCCCGCTCAGCCCCACTCGCCGCCTGCGCAACCGGCTTGGAACCGCACGACAGCGCCGCAGCCCTCCGCGCAATCTGTTGCGCCTGCGTGGGCCAATGCACCAGCACCCGCGCCCGAAAGCCAACCGCCGGCAAATAAACCCGCAGGCCCCGCCTGGCTCAATGGATGATCTCATGAGCGATGATGAGTGGCAGGCATATGTAACGCATGAAGCGGGCAAGGCGATCGGCGAATGGCTCGAAGGAAGAGGAAGGCTTCACCAGCCCATCCGCTCTTTGACCATGCCCGAACTCGAGGCCATGGCGCAGAACGCGGTCTCCCGCTTCATCGTACTGGCATCGCAACGAATGGCTCAGGCGCCCGATGCGCCCGAGTCGCGGAAGCTCTCGATGCTGCTCCTCGGCTGAGAGTCTGTGCACTCTGCAGCCGGGAGGCTCGCGGGTTCTACTACACGCATCAACTTCGCCCTGACCTCTATCCGGTCTTCGCCTTCTGCTCGTTGCCCTGCCTCAAGCCCGGAGCTGCCATCGCCAAACGGAACAACGGCATGATCGATAAATCCCAGTTCGAGAAACAGGCGATCAAGGACGCGCGCAGGAACTTCGCCGAAGCGCTCACCGCGCTCGGCCTGATGGCGCCGTTCTTCGAGCGAAGCGCGGCGGACATCGACCGTCTCATCGAAGCCTGCGTCGATGGGTTCCAAGAATCGATGCAGCGGCAAGCCGCCGAGCAAAAGGCGCGCGACGACGAACTCAACGACGATGTGCCTTTTTAGGAGCCGCACATGTTCGTCGATCTCAACCATACATCCGGCTTCGTTTACGGCGGACTTCCTCAGCTTGCCGCGTCGGATCGCGTGAATGCGCTCATTGACGCCGCGCTCGTCACGACGCGTCGCAACGAACCTCCTCGCGATTATCTGGGCGCGAGCCGCATCGGCGAGGCTTGCTCAAGAAGACTCGCATTTGAGTTTACAGGAACGGCGCCCGACGAAGGCCGCGACTTCGACGGACAGGCGCTGCGCATCTTCGAAGCCGGCCACCGTTTCGAGGCGCTGTCGATCGAATGGCTGCGCGCGGCCGGTTTCGATTTGAGGACAGAACGGCGCGACGGCGGCCAGTTCGGCTTTTCTGCAGCGGGCGGGAAGCTGCGCGGACATATCGACGGCGTGATCGTCGCGGGGCCCGACATTGGCGCCGCGTGGCCAGCGCTTTGGGAGCACAAGGCGCTCAACGCCAAATCCTGGAACGATCTCGTCAAGCATGGGCTCGCTGTGTCCAAGCCCGTCTATTACGGGCAGGTCCAAATTTACATGGCGTATATGGACTTGGACGTCACGCTGTTCACGGCGCTCAACAAAGACACGCAGGCGCTTCATCACGAGATCGTTCGTTTCGATCCGCCGCACGCGCAAACGCTTTCCGACAAAGCCGTCGCAATCATCCGCGCCGCAGACGCCGGCGAACTGCCGCCGCGCGTCGCTGCGGCTTGCGATTTCTACCTGTGCCGCCTGTGCCCTTTTCAACGGCGCTGTTGGGAGAACACGCCATGACCTTCGCGCCTTCTCCTCTACAGGCGAAAGCTATTCGAGACATCAAGGATTGGTTCGTAAACCGGACGCGGGAGCAACAGGTGTTCCGGGTGTTTGGCTATGCGGGATCGGGAAAAACAACCATTACGAGACACGCCATTGAGGAGCTGGGCCTGGAGGACGGTCCGAACGGCGTCCTGTATTCGGCGTTCACCGGCAAAGCCGCGCTCGTCATGAGCCGCAAGGGCACGCCGGCTTCGACCATCCATTCGCTCATCTATCGGGTCTCGGAGGCGACGCCCGCCGAAATCGAGAAGATCAAAAAGGAGATCGCCGACCTCAAGGCAAATATCCCCGCAATGGGGATGGCGGAAAGACTGTTTGCGGAGTCGCAACTGCGCTCGCTCGAACTCAGGCTCTCCGACATTCACAAGCCGCGCTTCGTCTTGAACGAGCAATCGAGCCTGCGCGACGCTAAGCTCCTCGTTCTCGACGAAGTGTCGATGGTCGGCGACGACATGGCGCGCGATCTTCTCGCCTTCGGCAAACCGATTCTGGTCCTGGGCGACCCCGGCCAGCTTCCGCCCGTGAAAGGCGAGGGCGCATTCGTCAAAGACGCCCCCGACGTGCTCCTTACCGAGGTGCATCGGCAAGCGGGCGACAGCGCCATCATCCGGCTCGCGACGCTCGCGCGCGAGGGCAAGACGATTCCCTATGGCGAGCACGACGCTTTCGTCTGGAAGATGCGCCGCGACGACGTCACGCCGGCGCAGATGCTGCGCGGCGGGCAGATCATCTGCGGCCGCAACGCGACGCGCATTCAGTTGAACCTCGCCATGAAGCGCGCGGCCGGGTTCGAGGGCGTCTATCCTTCAGGACAAGGCGAGAAAATCATCTGTCTCAAGAACCGCAACGATCTTGGTCTCGTCAACGGCATGTTCCTCGAACTCGCGGACGTCAAGGACGAGGACGAGCTTTCGTTTACCGCCGAGGTCACCACCGAGGACGGCCAGAAAATCGGCGCGGGCGCTGACGGCAAACCCGAGCGCTTGCGCATCTACAAGGGACATTTCGACGAGCATGTGGCGTCCGATCCCGAGCGCGATCGCCGCGACCATTGGAAAAAGAAGCCGCTGATCGAAGCCGTCTGGGGCTACGCCATCACCTGTCACAAGGCGCAGGGAAGCCAGTACGGCACGGTCATTGTCTACGATGACGGCCTTGGTCGCACCGCGGAAGATCGCGCCCGTTGGCTCTACACCGCCATAACCCGGGCCGAGTGGGGCTTAGTGATTTTGGACTGAGAGGATGTATGATCGATCTCAACGACGTGGCCCTGCCTTGCCGGCCGGTCCGCTATGACATGGACGCCATCGTTGCGCGCCTGCGCGACACCGCGGCAAACTGGGTTCCTCTCCACTTTCCCAACGGCCGGCGTGAGGGGGACGAGTGGCGGCTTGCTGACATCCGCGGGCGCGCGCCGCGCAAAAACGGCTCCTGCGTCATCGCGCTCAAAGGTCCGCACGCAGGCGATTGGTACGACCATGATGGCGGCGACGGCGGCGGCCCGCTCAACACATTGGAGAACGCCACCGGCCTCATGGGCCGCGACCTTTACGCCATTGCCGCCGCCCTCGTCGGCTGGTCCTCTGAAACGCCAGCGCGGCGCGAACCGGAGCCCGCAGCGTCTCGCCAGGAGAAGGACAGCAGGCGGGAGATCGAGTTCATCTTGTCGCGCGCAGTTCCGATCATGGGCACGCTCGGCGAAACCTATCTGCGCGCACGCGGACTGAAAATACCGGCGTCTCAGGATCTGCTCTATCACCCCGACCTCACGCATTGGGAGACCAAGACGGGCTTCCCCGCCCTGATCGGAGTTGTGCGCGACCGCGCCGGCGAAATCCTAGCCCTGCATCGCACCTACCTTCGCCCCGACGGCTCCGCGAAAGCGGACGTTCCGAAACCGAAAAAGATGTTGGGCAAGGTCGCGGGCGGCGCCGTGCGGCTTGGCGAAATCGGCGCCGATGGCATTCTCGGTCTTTGCGAAGGGATCGAAACTGGTCTTTCCGCGATGTCGGCATGCCCGGGGCTCCCCGTCTGGGCGGCGCTGTCCACGAGCCATCTCGAACAAGCGCAGCTTCCGCCGGAAGCGAAAGAAATCGTCATTTTCGCCGACAATGATTCCTCCGGTGCCGGCATTCGCGCAGCGGAAGCCACCGCCCGCCGTTTCAGAGCCGAAGGACGCAAGGTCGCAATCGCTCTCCCACCGGAACCGGACACGGACTTCAACGACCTGCTTTTGAGCGACGGACCGGCCGCTGTCGTGGCCGCCGTTCAAAGGGCCATGCAGAGCGACGCCAACGCAAATGTCGCGGCTGAAACGTCTGGGCGCCATCTGCCGATAGGTTTTCAAGCCTCATCGTCGCCATTGCCTATGCTACGAGCCGATGATGGCGATCTCGCCCACGCCAGCGACCGCGCATGGAACCTGCTGCTCGACTCCAACCGGCAGCCATGGCTGTTTCGCGCTGGAGGCGTCCCGAGCTGGATCGTGCCCGACGACGACGGGCGACCCATGGCGGTTCCAATCACCGAGGAACGCTTGCGCCATATGCTGGCAAAACTCGCCATCTGGCGACGCCTCGCCCGTAACGGCGATTTGGTGCCGGCGCCGCCGCCAACAGGGCTCGTCAAATCTCTTCTCGCGACCCCCGATCCGGCGCTGCCCGTTCTCGCGGGCATCGTCAACACGCCCGTCTTCGGCAAGAATGGCGCGCTGATTACCACACCTGGATATCACCCGGACGCGCGGCTCCTTTACCATCCCACGCCTGGCTTCGCGCTTCCCTCCATTCCGGAACTCCCGGACGTGGAGGATGTCGCCATGGCGCGCGGCATGATCATCGACGATCTGTTCGGCGATTTCCCCTTCGTGGGCGATGCCGAACGAGCGCATGCCATAGCGCTCTTGCTGCTTGGGTTTGTGCGCGCCATGATCAACGGGGCGACGCCGCTACACGTCATCGAAAAGCCGCAGGCGGGCACCGGCGCTGGGCTCATGATCGATATCGTCGCCACCATCATGACGGGCAGCCCGGTCGCGGTCATGACCGCCAGCGACAATGACGAGGAATGGCGCAAGCGCATCACGGCCAAACTGCGCCAGATGTCCTCGATGCTGGTCATCGATAATATCAACAAAGAGATCGACTCCGCCGCGCTGGCGGCCGCCCTCACCGCCCCATTTTGGGAAGATCGCATGCTCGGCGTCTCCGAGATTATCCGCATCCCGATCCGTTGCGTCTGGATCGCAACCGGCAACAATCCGGAATTCTCGCATGAGATCACGCGGCGCATTGTCCGCATCCGGCTCGACGCCCATGTGGATCAGCCGTGGCGGCGCGATAGGTTCAAGCATCCGGACCTCATGGGATGGGTCAACGCCAACCGCGCCCGTCTCGTCGCCGCCTGCCTTACCCTCGTCCAGGCTTGGATCGCCGCCGGCAAGCCGATGGGCGTCAAAAGGATCGGCAGCTTCGAGTCGTGGTCGCGAATCATAGGCGGCATTCTCGAGGTCGCAGGGATCGAAGGCTTTCTTGGCAATCTCGACGAGCTGATGGCGTCGAATGACGCCGAAGGCGCGATGTGGCGAGCCTTCATCGCCATGTGGTGGGACCGCTTCGGCACGGCCGAAGTCGGCACCGGCGATCTTTACGAAGTCGCCCTCGCCAGCGAACCGCCTCTGTCGCTTGGTTCTGGCAACGAGCGGTCGCAGCGGATCCGGCTTGGCAAAGCGCTCGGCAAGATGCGGGACCGCGTGTTCGATCTCGGCGGGCGCGGCGTCCGCATTACCCCGAGTGGCGTCTCGCATAACGTTCAACGGTGGCGGCTTTCTCACCACGAGGGCTCGCCGAATGCCGTTCCCACGCCGTTTCGGGGGGATGTTGGTCAGAAAAGGGGGATGTTGCAAACAAACATCCCCCTGAAAAATGTCAAAGAAATCAATGGCTGGGGGGATGTGGGGGATGTGGGGGATGTTCTGACGAATGCCTTCGACATCCCCCGATGCCCAATTGGCTGATGGAGGAGCCATGATGCGCGATCCCGGCACGACAACCGGCCCTGAACCCGCTGTGCTGGCTCACGAGCCCGGTACAAAGACCGGCTTGGCATGATGGTGCGCCCCCATGTATTCGCGCGTGCTGCGGCCCCTGTGGCCCCTGTGGCCGCTCATCGGCTGTGGCCACTGCCGCTTTTGCGCATTCGTGGTCCCCCGTGCCGGGGTCGATTGCGATTTAGACCGGACGGCCGCGGCGAGCTCCGCCAAGAACCAAGCCGCCGCCGTCCTCGCCACAACGACCCCGATCATGGGAAGACCATCATGGCTCAAGCGGATTTGATACTCGCAAGTGCGGGTGTAAGCGCGGATGCGCATTTCTCTCGACCAACCCCGGCCGCCCAGGGCAGCGGCAGCCCCGTCATGCTCGCGCTCGATCTCGGCACGACGACCGGCTGGGCATTGCGCACAACGGACAGCCGCATCGTCAGCGGAACGGTGTCGTTCCGGCCGAGCCGCTACGACGGCGGCGGCATGCGCTACCTGCGCTTCCGGAGCTGGCTCGGCCAGATGGCGATCGACGCCGCTCCCCTCAAAGCGGTCTATTTCGAGGAAGTGCGTCGGCATGTCGGCACCGACGCCGCCCATCTCTACGGCGGCTTCCTCGCGACTTTGACTGCTTGGTGCGAGACAAAGAGCATCGCCTATCAGGGCGTGCCGGTCGGAACGATCAAGCGCCACATCGCCGGCAAGGGCAACGCCGACAAGGCCGCAGTGATCGCCGCCGTCCGCGCCCGCGGCTTCAACCCGTCCGGCGACAACGAGGCCGATGCCATCGCGATCCTCCTTTGGGCCTTGGAGACCGCGGGAGGCGTGCGATGAGAGGCGAAGCCATGCTGCGGCAGGCCGCAAGCGTTGTGGCTCACCGGCGCAAGACCTACGGCGATCCGTGCGCCTCGATGACAGCCATCGCCCAACGCTGGTCGATCACACTGGGGCGCAATGTGACGCCGCAGCAAGTGGCGCTCTGCCTGATCGATCTCAAGCTTGCGCGGCTTGCGCACAATCCCAAACACAAGGACTCGATCCTCGATATCGCGGGCTATGCGGCCGTGCTCCTGGAGGTTGCACGATGACGGCGCATGGCTTCGGCCCCCGCCCGCTGCAATCGCCGCTCGGCCGCAAGCAGCCCAAGCCTTTGGATGCCGAGTGGATTAAGCGGCACGGCTGGTGCGACCATAGCCTGCTCGTCGTCAACGCCAATGACCCGCGCCTCACCTGGCCCGAACGCGAGCTCATAAAACAGCTCGGAGAGAAACTTTACGGATCGAAAGGAGGCCGCCATGGCTGATGTGCAATGGACGCCTGCGCTCGTCGAAGAGCGCTTGATCGAAGCCGCCGAGACGATGAATCGCATGCCCGAAATTCGCGTGCAAGGCTATTCCAACGGCTGGCCGACGGTCCTGCGCGAGTTCCAGGATCGCATCGGCGAGGCGGCGGTGCCGCTTCGTCGTCCACCGCCGTCGCCCGATGCCATTACGCGCATGGAGGAGGCGCTCTCGTGGCTGCGCTGGCTTGAGCCAGATGACGTCAAGCTCGTTTGGATGCGCGCTGAGCGCGCACGCTGGCGAGAGATTTGCGGGCGCTTCGCCATTGCCCGCGCCACCGCCAATCGCCGCTTCGAATATGCGCTCTGCGTCATCGTGTGGCGGCTCAGCGAAAGGCCGCTGCCGCGGAAATGGTCGCGTCGCTTCTTGATCAAGCGCGCTCGCTTCGTAATGGATGCGCCCTTTGAGAAGAGAAGCGAAAAATGTCTCACACAAAAGCATCGCTCCTGGAATTTTCTGCTGGACGAAAGCGGGCTCGAACGCGTATTTTTCCGCTATGCTCGCGAGAGGCGCGCGTGACGATCGTCCGAGTCAAGTCGCGGGTCCTCTCTGGCGGAATTCGCTACAGACAGCCGCAAAATCCGAGTTACCGGTTACCACGCATGCCCTGGAAGCCGCCGACTCATCGTCCCCCAGGCTGGACACCAGCCAAGCGGGTGCGGCGGGATGGCATCGACCGCGCCTATGGCACGCAGGCCTGGCGCACCCTCGCGGCGTCGGTGATCGGGCGGGATCACGGCATCTGCTACATCTGCGGCAGGCCCGGTGCCGACACCGCCCACCATCTGGTGGCCAAGCGCGACGGCGGTGCCGACCATCCGGCCAATCTCCGTGCCGTCCATCGCGGCTGTCACAATTCAGT